AAGCACCTGTTATAGTTGCAGATTTTTCAGTTGATATACTTTCTACGATACCAGTTGCACCTGAAGTACCACCAGTTACCTTTTCACCAGTTGTGAAACCAGAAGCATTACTAATTGTACCATCGACCTCGATAGTAGTAAACATTTCTATATCAAATAGAAATGCCTTAAATTTACTGTTTTGAGCAAATACTTTACTTGTTGCTGCTCCAGCAGCGTGTTCAAATCCTCTTATCTTTGCACGGCCAATTTCAGAGTCAGATACAGTTGACTTAGCACCAGGAGTACTAGTCAATTCACTCATTAAACTTACTGTACGATAAGGTGAAACATCTGAAGCATTTGACCCGGTTACAACACCTATATCAGGTAAACTATGTACATTATTTACATAAATAAAATTACCTATATCAAAAGCAGTTTTGTTATTATTGACAGTTGCAAAATCTCTTGCCTTATCAATATCTAAAATATCTTGAGCAATTCTATCTATTTCATATCCTTTAACATATGCCTTACCAGGCGATAATAAACCTGCCAACATAGCAGTTGACGCCGTATTTTGTTTATCAGTCGTAGCGCCATTAGAATAGATACCTCTATTGTTTCCAGAAGCAACACTCTCTCTTAAATCTAATTCAAAATCTCTAACTGTATAATCACCAGACTCATCAAAGGTTCTTCTTGCTAATGTATCTTCAATAACATTAAACTGGGTAGCACGAACTTCACTTACTAAAATTCCGTTTACAATTCTTGCTAATTCAATAAATGAAGTATCTGTGGTTGCAGTAAGTGCTAATTTAGATAAAGTAAGGGTAAGTTTTAATCTATGAGCACCTGGGGCATTTTCGTTTGAAGAACCAGCAGCATTATCATTTAGGTTACCATCTTCAGTAGAAGTATTGATAACTTCAGCAACATCAAGTCCTATTCTGTATGAAGGTGTATTTGTGTACTTATCTAATATTAAAGTTTGTGCTGAATTTTGTACGAAAAATCCTCTAGTATAAAATATACCTGCTTCTATTTGAGCAGCAGAACCAGTTGCTGTTGTATTTACAGCACAAGTAATTGAAGTATTAACACCACCAATAGAAATTGTTGCAGTAATATTTTCACCATCGGTAAATCTTGCGGTTGTATTATTAGAACCTGAATTTGTATATTTAACAAATAATGTATTAGGATCAGTACCATCGGTAACTACTGTATTTACAACAGTTGCTTGAACACCAGAGGTTGCACCAGTAAATACACCACCTTGTAAATTTGAAAGTGTTGAAGTGCCAGAAAAAGAAGTTAATTTTACTGCTTCGTAATCAGTATTAACAGAAATCTGACCAGGTATAACCATAGCACCTTCTTTGAAGATGTTATTACCAAATCTTTCTACTTGATTTTGAAGTATTGTCTGTGCTTGAGTTAACTCTCTTGCTTGAACAGCAAAGGCTGGTCTGAATAGTACTCTATGGTAGTTATTACTGTCAGCGTAATCGTCATAGTATGGGCTGACATTAAAATCCGTTAAGGTTGCCATGTGTTTTCCTAGAACTCAATAATTAGTTTAATATTTTCTGTTTGGTCAGAAGCACGGGAAATAGGCGACCTGTGTTCTACATAGATTATATCTCCTGAGTCGGGTTGAATTTCTGGGTTTGAATAACCGGAAGAGAATACAACAGCATTAACAGTTGCACTTGAACTTGTATCTGGTGTTGCAGTTGCACTTGAAGTTTGTCCTGTTATAACATTATTACCACTAAATGCTGTCAAATTTCCATTTGCGTCTGTACCATAATCTGGGAATCTAGTTTGACAATAATATAAAATTTTATTATCAGAGTCCCAAGATACTACTCTACCAACAGCACCAGTTGACGCCTGATTAATTTCTTCGTCAATCGTAAATGTGCCTGGTGTAGGAGATGAAGCAATTTTAATTGCCTTAATACCTCTTAATGTAGTACCTGTTGAAACAGTTGAAGTACCGAAGTTTGTTGGATCTCTTACGACACCTACTGTTCTAAAATCGTTTGTTGCTAAAATATCTGAAGTACCTTCACTACCAGTTAAATCTGTATTTAACATTACGAAGAAACCACCTAATTCTTTGATTGCGTCTTTGCCGTGACCACCTTTAGGGGGAATAATAACATTTAAATTTGCACCTGACCCGGCACCACCAGCATTTGTTCCACCAATTATATCTGCATTACGAATATATGCATATGTATAGTTAGTACCCGCAGTTGTTATTGTTGCAGCTGAAACCGCACCCGAAGTTAATGTAATAGAAGCAACGCCACCAGAACCATCACCACGAATAGGTACAGCAGTAATTGTACCAGAAGTTGCACCACCACTTACATTATAAGAAGAACCACCAGCAGCAACAAGAATAGTATCTAACGCACCGTTAACAGCCGCAGCCGAAACAGTTGAATTTGTTGATACAGGCATAAAGTCAGTTGATACAAAGTTAGTAACCTGTGAAGTAGATAGTGAATACAAATACTTCCATCTGTATCCGTCGGCAGTTGAAAATATAGAGTTTGAAGTAGAAGTTGGTTCACTAGTTGACGCTGTGTTGCCATCATTCTCAATAACTTTGTAAACATTATTAGCAGAATTGATTACATAAAAAGAAGCGTCAAAAATATTTGTTGCACCACTATTAGCAGTATTTGAAGAACTGATATTATGTTCATACATATCGTAAGTTGTACCAGTTGTCCAGGTTCTTTTTTGAATAACTTGAGAAACATCTGAAGAAGCAATCTTTTTAAGTCCAAGAATTTCATCATAGTTGTAAAATTCTGACGATACATCATCATTTGGTGTAGGCGGCGCAGAATCTAAACCTTCATTTACAGTATTTCCTTGAACATCTGTATCTGTCTGCCAAGCAGATGAACGACCTATAAACAAATAATACGCAGTTGCAGCCGTTTCTGAAAACGACTCTACGAACTGTTCCGCATTGTTTAGTCTAAATTTTGAAGTAATAATCGCAGCCATAATTTTCCTTTATTAACTATTTATACACCTTTAATGCAAGTTAGTCCAGTTAGATCCTGAATATACTTGTAATTTATCATTTGTTGTATCATATACAATCAACCCGTTTTCTGTAGCCATACTTTCTTTCGTTGCAAGAGAAACTTGAGGTGCTCTCATAAGATCACTTGCTTTTAACACATCAACCACTGGCATAGTACCATTATCAATATTAATTGATCTATCTGCAGCCGCAGTAAAGAATAAATCTACTGTAGCAGTATATGAAGTGTTATCATCTGTACCTGCGATAACTACTGAAGGTGTGACGGTAACTGTAAAGTTATTAATACCATCTATCATAGTTAAAGCATCCTCTACTGAATATTCAGCAGTTTTTGTAGTACCTGGTGTTAAAGTGCCTGAAGTAAATGCAGCCACTATTGAAGGGTCTAGAGCAACACTATTGAAATTTAATGATACACCGAAACTCGCAAAAGTAGGCACAAAACTAGTTGTTGATCCGCCTGCAGGTGTAATCTTAATAGAGAATGTTAGTATACCTTTGTTAAGTGTTTTATCTGCCGTGTTAAATACAGCAGAAACAGCACCGAATGAATTTGAAGTTGAACCATCTTTAGTTAGTGATCCAGAAGCAATAGATTTAGTAACCTTTGCCCTTTGTGCTGAACTAGTACCAGCGTTTGTATTATCAGCAGTATAACCAGATGACGAGGTTGAAGCGGTAACACCACCAGTTGTACCAGCAGAACCAGTTGTTGTAATACCACCAGTTATATCACCAACAAAGTTAGTTGAAGTAACCGAAGATAAACCAGTATAAGTTGTAACCGTTGCCCCTAGAGCAACAGCAGTACCACCGATTGTAACCGAAGAATTTGTAATTGCTGAATTAGGAATATTAGTTAATGTATTAGTAGAACCACTAATAGATTTATTTGTTAAAGTATCAGTTGTTGCTTTACCGACTAATGTATCAGTAGCAGCAGGTAAGGTTAAGGTAACATCAGCAGTTGAAGCAGGTCCAATTAATGTTGCCTTGTTAGTACCATTATTTGTGCCTTCTAAGAATTCTACTTTACCAGCAGTTGTCGCAGTAGGACTTAAAATAGGGTTAGTTAAAGTTTTATTTGATAATGTTTGTGTAGTAGAAGCAAACAAAGTATCTACTTGAGATAACAAAGCACGACCTTCAGTACCACCATCTGAAACTAAAAATTTATCACCAACAGCAAGTGTTGCACTTTCTAAATTGTTTGCACCATCTATATCAACAACCGCCTCAACATTACCATATGATAACTGTCCTGATCCATCTGTTTTTAAAACTTGATTAGCAGAACCATCTGCTTGCGGCCAAGATTGACCATCTAATATGATTGAACCTGAACCGTTAGGTGCGATAACAATATTATTATTACTTAGTGATACAATTTGTTTTGCGTTAACATCCAGATTGCCACCAAGTTGTGGTGTTGTATCTTCAACAATATTTGCAAGTGTAGTAGGTGTTGATTTTGTAAATATTGAACCGTTCCATGCTAAGACATCACCTGTACTCGGTGATCCTAAACTAATTTTTAAATCTGTACCATCACCTAATGCAGTATATAACTCACTAAAGTTATCGTTTACTATATCACCACCAGCACGAAGAGATGAACCCCCTCCATCGTTTGCACTTGATCCTAAATTGATTGATTGTTTTGCCATATGAACTATTTATACGATTAAGTTAGATTGTCCTCATCAAAAGTTGAACTAGTACTATCGAAAGTCCTAGTAGTTGTAGAGAAATCTCCAACAGTCTTAGAAAATTCTGTTGGGAATGCAATATTTGTCTTTAAATTTCTGCTATTGTTTGCGGGATCTTGTAGTTGTGCTAAAGTTAATACAGTACCATTTAGTGTACTATCTAACATTCCAGATAGATGATAATTTCCCCATTGTGCCACAGGTACGCCTGTACCAGTATTGAAAGGTCCTGAATATAACCCAAATTGAAATGCATTTTTAAGTCTAGGTCCAGCGTATGCGTATCCGTGTCGTCTAGTAATTGAGTTTATTTTAAATCCTAGATCCTCACTATCACCCACTACTTTAACACTTACTTTTCTATTCACGGTAACATCTCTAGTACCTGCAGTATGTGTATCATTATTATCATTACCCACTTTAGCATTTGCTCTTAAAGTTGTACCATCACCTGGTGTTCCTGCCCTTCTACCGAATACAGTTGCGAATAAAAATTTATATGTAGAAAATAACGGTGTATCAGAAATACCTGAAACTATACCTTGAACAGGAACAGAAATTTCACCACTTACTCTTGATGATATTTTTACTTGACCGGTTACAGCAAATCCACCTGGGTGAATTGCTTTCTTAATATAATCTCTCCATTTGTTAATACTCTCACCGACTTTTACAACATAAGAGTAATCTTGATAATATAAACTATCTTGTACTCTTTTATCTTTTTCAGATATAAAACCATCTTGTGTTGTAAATTTTCCTGTTGTAGTCACCACAGTTGCCTTTGTAGCAGTTGCAGTTCCTAAATCTACTTTTCTTACAACAACCGTACCACCACCAGAAAATGTTAGTGTTTGATCAGCAACAACAGCACCTGCACTTACAACCATTTTAAGAGTGTTTATATTTGTATCAATACTAGTTAATGTGCCTGATGTGCTACCACTACCAGTAAAAGTTTCACCACCAGATATTGATCCTGTTAGACCTGTAAAGAAAGCATAAGTTGGTAATGTAACCGTAGGTGCTGATGTGTAATTTATACCTGGATCAATAATAGTAAAGTTTTGTACTCTACCTATTTCTCCGCCATATACTTTTATTACAGCACTTGAACCTGAAGAACTGGTTACTGTGGCAGTAGGTAACGATTTCATACCGAACCCACTATTATTAACTCTTATATCTGTTATCTCGCCAGTATTAGTGGTGGCTGTTTCTTGAACTATTTTATCACCAAAATAAGGATCGCCAGATTGTGTTCCATCTTCTAATACTATGTGATCAGCAGAAGTTCCTGTTTCACCCGCAAATCCACCATTAACTACCGAAACAACAGCCTCAGCACTTTGTCCATCAGAATTCGTATAGTTAAAGTTTACAGTATCTCCCACAGCATAATTAGATCCACCATTTTCTACAAATACTTGATCTACACCGCCTGTACCTATTTCATTAACCACGCCTTGACCACCTGATCCTGTTATTGTTAGTAGATCATTTGCATTATACAAAGCACCATCATTTGTAATATTAATTTTATCAATTATTGTATTAACTGTACCTTTTGCAACCAGTGTATTATCGTTGTTTTGTATTACAGTAATTGTGGCGCCGTGTATGAAAGTTCCTGAGACCGACTCAGAATTTAATTCTAACTCGTAAACAAAGGTAGAACCTATACTAAATGCGGTAACATTTTCAACAATAGCACTTGCAACATTAGAACCTGAAATCATGTTTACAGTTTGACCTATTGCATTTAACAAGTTACCTGAGGTTTGTAAAACTCTTAAAATTACTCTCTCGTTAAACTGACCAATAGATGGTTTCAATAAATCTCTATTTGGGTAATAGATATCAGGAGTTTCATTGAATAACATTTGAAAGAAAAGTTTATTTGCTTTTGCAGTACCTTTTGCTTTATATAAATCTTTTATATTTTTTATAGTCTTTCTTTTATCTACTTGACTAAATAAATTTTCTGTAATACCATTCATAAAAGAAGCTCTCATTTGAGCAAGAAAATCAAATATAGTTTTATCAGCGTCAGCATAATTTAAAAGTTGTTGAATATTCTGAACAGGATTAGCACGATACTTACTTACTTTTGCAGTTGCGCCTGAATTAGCACCAGTAATTGTTTCACCTGTTTTAAATCTAGAATTAGCAGAAATAAATAATCTATTGTTAGAAATATCAGGACTTAAAATTGTAGAAACCGCTCCTGTTTCAGAACCTGTAACCGTTTCACCTAGAGTAAATGCCGAAGCAAAACTATTCTCTTCTAATATGATAGTAGATCCATCTTCAAAAATTGTTTTATTAATTAATGTTGGGTTGTCTGTTTCTAAAACTAATTCGTCTTGCTCAGAAACATCCGTAACCTGTAATTCAGCACTTTCTAAAAATATATAATAAGACTTTACAAAGTCTACAAAACCAGGATGATCTGCTTGTACAAATTCGGGAACTTGTTGCCCTACTAATGAAGATATTTTTTCTTTAAGGGTAAAATAGTTTTCCATTTTAGTATGATGATGTTGTTGTGTAACCCACTCCAGATGAACTAGAACCAGAACTGATAGTATCTACTTCGCCAGTAATAGATGAATTAGTAATATCAATATTTAAAACTTGACCTCTTACAGGTGCAATATCATTTGAATCAGGCTTTACAGTAACCCTTATTTTAGTTGATGTAGCACCATCTACATTTGAAACAGCAGTTATAATTGCTGAACTAATCTTTATCTCACCTGAATTATAATCAACAGTACCCCAAGTATTATTTTCATAAGTTTTAACACCAGACACTAGATAATAAAGTCTAATATTACCAGAACCATCATCATTGAAAAAATATTCTCTATCAGTATTACTATCTAATTGAAATCCTGTTGATTGTATTACACCAGTTTCTGAACTATGACCAGTGTGAGGATTATAAATTGCATTGTTAAAATCTATTGTATATGCTTGAGAAACTAAAGTCGTCAATGAAGGTTTAAATGTTTGATACATTTGAACCGTGGTAACATTACTTAGTATTGAAGAATCAGCGTCATCAATTTGTCCTGTTAATTGTGAGTGTCTAAACACTCCTACAAAATTATTTAAATTATCATTACTATAATTTGTTATAATAGTTTGAACTTTACTTGCTATTGTTGTTGCGTCCTCTACCGTTAAATTACTATCATACTTAAATACAGTTTTTAAAGTTATGAATGTTGTTTCTGGATCAGATATTATTGGTCTAACTGAAGCAACAGCATAATTTTCTAATTGAGTTTTAATACTTTCTTTTTCAGAACTTGTTAAATTTGTACCGTCAGCAGCCTTAATAGATATATAAACTCTACCATATGAAGGTACAGAATTATCCTCACCACCCCACACTTGAATAGCACTTGCGGATGGATATATCTGTTTTACTAATGTTTTATAATCAGCTGTAGTAACCGCTCTATCTTGAGCTGCATATTGTAGCGGTGCATTTAATTTAACAGAAGCAATAGTCTCGGCTTCTGTACCACCAGATGATACTGAATTTGTAGTAACCGTACCAGGAAATCCACCTACTGTGCCTGATAATGTAAATGATGAAGCACCATTAGAAGCAGCCTTATTGGTTACAATATATGTAAGTTTAATTATATTACCATCAGATGGTTTAAACCCGGTCACACCATCACCAAAATATATTTCAAATTTACCATTTTCAACCTCTTGACAGAAATATACTTTATCAGTAGCAGAAACACCAGCAATCGAACTTGCTTTTTTATATGTGAAACTTGTAGTATCACTAGTAGAATTTTGTACTAGTACAGATAGCGTTGTTAAGTCGGCATTTGCATTATTAACAATATATCTTTGTTCCTCATTTGTACTATCAACAGTATATTCAAAGGTAACTCTTGTACCTTCATATATGGTAGTATTTGAAAAAGAATAAACACTATCAGTTGGTGTTATTGTAATATCGGAATTTGTTATGTAGTTATATGCTGTGCCATCAACCGTAGTTGTAAATGCTGTACCAGCAGGCATTGTGAGTGAAGCGCCTGAAGCATTTGTCATTGTAAGTGTAATATTAGCAGTAGGTGCAATCACAGATGATGGTGTATAACCTAACATTTTAGCCAGTGATACAACACTTGATCTTATTTCAGCACTATCTAGGAACATTTCATTACCTAGCATATTTGCATTGAAACCTAAGTAGTGTGTATTGTAAGCAAGTGTGTCTAACAAAACGGACATACCAGAACCTTCAAAATCATAATCAGCAAATTCAGATTGATTTCTTAGAAATTGTTTTAGATTAGATTTTATTTGATCAAAATCCAATTCTGTAATTTCTAATTTTTTAGTTTCGGTAGCACTTGTTGTTGTAGCCATTATCGTAATCTTTCTAAGAATGTATCTATTATAACAGGAGTAGGATGATTAACCACATAAAATTCAATCCATACTCTATAACTATTTTCATCAGGTTGTGCGGTAACAGCAACCTGAATCAATCTTACTCTTGGTTCAAAGATAACTAAAGTCTCTTCAATTTTCTTTGCCAAAAATATTTCGGTCAATGGTGTTGCAGGTTCGAAAAGTAAATCTCTAATACCCGACCCAATTTCTGGGTGAAAAGGTTTTTCATAGTGATTTGTCTGTATAAGATTTCTTACACTTCTTTTAACGGCTTCTGTCCCACTTAACTTAGTAATATCGCCGGTCACAGGATTTTTACTAAAATTTAAGTTTAAATCTTTCCAGGTTCTTGACTGTCTTTCAGAACTAATTTTAGTAGAATCGTATGCCATAGAACTATTTATATTGGTAAACTCAAATTGTTAGGTATTTTAATCTCCCACATTAACATCACTAGAACCCGATGAACTATGTCCACAAGTTGCATTATCGCCAGCATTTACTACTGCTTTACCAAGAACAAAAACATTATTTGATCCAGCAATCATTGTCGCTGAGGCGTGAGGTGCAATACCGTGAGGTTCTACCGGATCACCATTTCTAATGATCTTTTCACCATTTGCAAAAACTCTATCTTGAGTTGGTATTAAGTCCCCACCTGCAGAGTCATTATCTCTACTAACACCAGGCACTATCTACCTTGACCTCTATACGCCTTATATGATCTTCGTTTTGACTTATTCATTGTACTCGTAATAGGTTTTCTACCTTGAGAAGTGCCTTTACTTGTTGGAGTATGTCCTGTATTTGTGCCAAAATGTTTAGATACTTTCATTATACTATTTTTTCTTTTTCTTAGTTGCTTTTTTCTTCTTTTTTACTGTTTTTTTAGATTTAGGCCAGAAAACTTCTAATCCTTGTCTAAAAAAATCATATATCTTATTGATATAATCCATTTTTTATCTCCTTGTTCCGAAGGTCACACCTTCGATTGTTATTTTTACGGATCTCTCAAGTAAAATACTAGGATTTACTACTTCCACGATATATTCGTGTCTTTCCAACACTAAATTCCACACAAAATTGCGTGATTCGTAAAAATTCACGCCGTCATAACAAGGATCCGTCATATTCACTATTTATAAGAGTTTCCTAAGTGTGTTTTTTTCGCAGTTTTTCGTGATTTTCTTCATTTTTCGCAGTTTTCTGCGATTTTTCTAAGTTATTGATTCTAAACGAAAGAAAGTCCGTTTTCCCTCGGATATTTTCCATTTTTTGCTTGTTTTCGCAGTTTCCCTAGTGTATAATAACAGTATATTAACAAAAACAAAAGGACTAATAATGACAAATCAAGATAGTAGATACGAAAAACAGTTTGAGTTTGCTAAAAAAATGTGGGAAACTTCAACTGGTCAAAAATATAAAGGATCGTTTGACGAAAAACTACAAATCGAAAGAAATATCGAATTAATTAAAAAGTTGGTGGCATAATGAGTAATTTTCAATACAAGACAATTTATAGAGTTCATAGAGAATTTAAAGAATGTAAAAATCTGATTGAAAAATTAGATTATGCTAAACAACTAAAAAAAGACGCTTACGACCATGTGTACGATTTAGACCTAGACAGTCTTATTAGAAAATTAACAAACATGGTAATTATTAACCACTAACAGAAAGAGGACTAAAATGTCAAATTTTGATGAAGATGTAAATATTCAGTCAACAATGGCTGAATTAAAAAACTTAAAGGCAGAATACAATGCTATTCTTGC